GTCATTTTCAAATAAAATGACTTCCCAATCTTTGGGCATATGATTGTATAAGGTATTAAATTTATTATGAAAATCATTATCTAATATAAAATCATCTTCTAATATTAAAGTTCTACTGTAGTTATTTTTAACTATATCTTCCCAAACCAAATAATGCCCATAAAAACAAGCAACTCTTCCCGGAAATTCATGTGTTTTATGACCCCTTCCACCACACGAACATTGTGGATCGTGTTTGCAACTTTCTATACCTGGATAAGCCACTATATTTAATTTTTTACATTTTTCCATATTAATATGTTCTTTATTGATAGAATCTATTACAGTGATATTTTTTAAATTAAATTTCTTAATCTGTTCTATCATCTTCTTTTTTCTCTCCGTAAAATTATCTAAATGAACAATATAAATTTGATCAAAATATTGATTAACTATTTCTTTTGCATTCATAAAATTTTTATATTTTAAAATATCAGGTGCAGTAAACTCTCTCACAAAACACAACCCCTTATTTGAATGATATTTTAAATGATTTGTTAAATGATTATTATGTTTATCATTTACCATTCTATCTCCACCATATAAAAATACGATTTCATTTGAATTATACGTTTTTTCTACGATATCCCAGTGTTCCATTTTTTTTCTGTAATCACCTAATTCACCTTCATCTCCCCCACATTTTCTGTAAATTATGTAATCAAAAAACTTATTTTTAATTTTATCTTCAATGTCATTTCTATCAATATCAATATCATCTAATCTTTTTGTATGAGTAAATCCATTACCATAAGCACCTCCTGTATATGATTTGTACAACCATTTGGGTTTTTTTTCATCTACAGCATTTTCTTTTAATATTCTACGCAATCCAACAAATAACATATCAGCCATATAATTATTACATTCATTACCGTGAAGTAATAGTATTTTTACTTCTGATATTTTTTTGTTTTCATTTTTATGAATTTGTTGTAAAAATTTTTCAGCAACCTTTTCGCACGTTAAATTTTCTTTAAAATAATTAAATATTTTTTTTAAATAAAAATTATACTCTTTTTCTGTCATTGTATTTTTTTTGTTTTTCGCTTCTATTAATAATTTTTTAGGAAAAGAACTCATAGTAAGTTTAGGGCTACCTTCAAGATTATCGAAAAGTGGTAAACACCCATTGGCAACTATTTCATAGTGCCTCATACAATCCCACCCATTTTTCTTTTTTGTATATCCCCATTTCGCTTTTTTATAAGCATTATAGTAATCTTCTTCTTTACTAAAATCATAATTACACCCTATTGTACGATTTCTTATACCATCATACATTTCTTTAGTTTTATTTTTAATAATTTCATCAATATCTTTTACAAATATTTCTGATGGAATACTTGTCGTAATAGGAAATATATTGTCATGGTTTATATTTACTTTATTAACTGCCAAAATATGCGAATTATTAGAATCTTTTAATTCCCATTCCTGTGCTTCGCTATAGTTTAAATTGTATAACCAAACTTCATTTCTTCTATCATTAACACCGCCTTTAATATCAATAGTCTTATTGCTTTTACTATCTATTATAAATCCACCATCCTCTATTTTCCATGTATGTTCACTGTTTTCAGAAACAACCAAGCCTCTATTTTTATCAACATTTAAATATTTACCACTTATAACATGCACTAATTTATCTTCTTTATCAAAATTCCATAATTGTTTATCGTTATTATTATCTATTAATGCTAATTTAACTTTATTGTTTTCAACTGAAAAACACTTTTTATTATAAGGATTTTGAATTCTAAAAACTCTTTTTGAATTATCTGCCAAAAACTCCCATTGTTGTGCTTCACTGTAATTAAATTTATATAACCATGGTTCTAGACGTTTATCTTTAAGACCGCCCTTAAAATCGATAGCCATTTTTGTTTGATTATTTACAATAAATCCTCCTTCTTGAATATTCCATGTATTTTTATCATTTAAAGAAATTATTAAATCTTTTTTATTATCAAAATCCAAAAATTTACCTGTGCTAATATTTATTATTTTATGTTTATCGTCCATTTTCCATAATTGTGAATCAGACTCAGAAACAACCTTTAATTTAATTCTATTGTTTTCTATATCAAAACAATGATTTGTATATAAATTCTTGATTCTAAACGTTTTATTTACCATATCAACACTAGTTAAATTAACTTTTTCAGAAGTTGTATCATTTAATCTATATTGTTTTCCAATAAAATCTCCTACTGGGGATATTTCAATATCTTCTTTAAAAACACGTCTTCCTCCGTTTGAAATGTGAGCAATCGAATCATTTTTTAATAAACTCCAAAGTTTATCATTTAAAAATATTTGATCAACATTATAAGGTCTTTCTTTATAATACTGATATTCTTCTTTAATAATGTCTTTTACTTTCTTAAAAGTATATTTTTTATGAAAAAGTTTATTGTTTATACCAAACATTCCTCCCATAATACAATTAAAATGGCATCTATGATCTCTAATACAATGCAAAGTTTTTCCAGAATTTACAAATTTATTTACAATTTTTGCTTCTCTTTCACTTAATCTAGAATCTGCATCTCTTGATATCCATACATTTACATCAGGATCATCTAAAGGCATCCATCTCCAAAACATACCTTCCCAATTCATTTTATTTTTTCCTATATTTTCACATAAATGACAAACAGCCCCCAATTCTTTGTATTCTTTAATATATTTTTCAGGAACTGTTTTATTATGATAAATATAAACTTTCCATCCAGGATAGTGCTCTTTTGCAAGTTTAATATTTTCTTTCATACCTAAAATATATGTTGAATGACTTCCATATAAACAAAAACTAACAACATTCACCATTATACATTATTTTATTAATAAAAATGTATAATTAAAACGAAAGTAAAAATAATATAAAATAATAACAAATTTAAATAAAAATAAGTTAAAATTAATAATTTTGACCGTCACCATGACCTACATCAAAATACATCAAAGGTTCATCCACATAAATAAGATCACTGTGTTTTACGGCTCTAAGCCAATAATCATAATCTGGTGCCCATAATTGATTGCTAAAGTAACCTATCTTATCAATTATACTTCTATGAATCATAATACTAGAAGCAATTGCACAATTATGAGTTTTTAAAAACTCTTCATTCCATATTGCAGGGAATCCGTATTTCATTAATTCAGATTTACCTTTATTAGTAAAAATATTTTTAATAGTTCCCTGATATCTCTCCTTATTGTAAAGAGTGTATCTTTTTGTTTTATCGTATGCTCCATTACCAATTAGACCATCAGTACAACTAATTAAACAACGACTAGTAAGCATTGCTGTAATTTGTTTTTCTAATTTATCGGGTAACCAATAATCATCATCGTCTAAAAATGCAATATATTCTCCACTTGCAATTTTCATACCCATAGAACGTTGAAAACCTCCCGGAGATGCATGTCCAAACCGTGCTTTTGAATTTTTATCTAAATTAATAACAATACACCCTTCAAATTTATAATTATAATACTCTTCTTGCGTTGAACAATCATTTACAATAATAATTTCAATATTTTTATATGTTTGATTTCTAACACTTTCTAAAGCGTTAAGTAAATATTTAAATCTATTATAACTTGGAATGATTACTGATATTTTTTGCATTATAAAAAAAAAATATAAGTTAAAATATAATTTTAAACTAATTACAAACTATTTATAAACTATTTATAAACTATTTATTTCATACTTTTACATTTCTTCACACCAAAAATAAATTCTAAAAGATTAAATCTCTTACCATATTCATTTTTTTTTTCTAAATAATAATAAAAAAAACCCCCTATAATTATAATCATAGTTACAACATATAAAACAGATTCTGTTTTCTTCAATATTTTATCTAACTTGGAACCATCTTTACCAATTTTTTTAAGATAAATCAAATAATTTGAAATAAAAAACAAAACCATAAATATTAGAAGAACGATAACGGTTGGAATTATATCTAAATGTGTAAATAAATGGAAAAATATCCAAACAATAATAGCCTTTTTAATATTAACAATAGGATTTACTATTTCATCTCCTTGTGTAAAATCAATTGTAAAATAAATCATAAATAAAATTAAAATATGTTTAACATACATATTTTCCAAATAAAATTGCGTTTTACAACCTAATGTTTCCGCTAAAAAATTACCTGCTATGGAAATAAAAAGAAGAAGTGTTGCTTTTAAAATAGGACTCAAATTATTATTTGAAATACCAAAATGTTCTGTTAATAATTTTTGAAACATATATATATTTTATATTTATTTTATTTCTGTATAAGATTTCTGTATTTCTTTCTACGAGTTTTCCCCCCTCTCTTAATGGATTGTCTAACTCTTCTTTCTCTTTCGGGTAAATGATCTTCGACGCTATTCATTCTTAATAATCTTGCTGGACTAGTTATTTCTTCAAGATATTCGCGGCTAAATGGTTTACCCACAAGATCATCTATTAAAATTTGTCTTGATTTAGAGTCGCTTTCTCTAACTCTTTTTTCAGATGCCTCCTTGGTATCTTTCGCTAATAGAGTATTAGATTGTGGGGAAATGCCGTATGATCTAGCAATATATGAACCTCTTTTTTTACTCATTGTTTGCCCATCCCTAGAAGTAGAATTTGCGGCAAACGGGTTTTGTGCTAATCGCTGTACAGTTTTTTTACGAGATTGTCTCCCTCTAACCACCTTTTGAATTTTTTTTGCAGCATTATTATTATTACCACCTCTTCTTCGGGTTCTTTTGTTTAATTTTCTTTTTGTTCTTTTTCTTTTTGTTCTTTTTCTTTTTGTTCTTTTTCTTTTTGTTCTTTTCTTTTGTTTTTGTGACCTTTTTCTTAAAAAGGTCTTTCTTTTGTTTTTGCGACCTTTTTTTGAAAAAGGTCCTTTTCTTTTATATTTTCGTTTTTGTGACCTTTTTCTTAAAAAGGTCTTTCTTTTTCCTCCTCCAAGTTCATCTAATCGACCTTCTTTTTCATATCTTTTTCTTTTTGCTAACCTTGCAGCCTGATCCCATCGTGCTGATTCATTCGAGTTTACTAAATGTTCTGTCATCATCCTTTCAATATCGTCAACATTTTGAGGATTAGGAGATTCATCTGAACCCAATAAAGCAGTAAATACTTCTGCTTCTTTAGGGGCTGGATGATTTGATAAGGAAGTCTGTCTTAACATGTTTACTGGATTATTTCTTGCTCTTTGTTCTGCAGCCTTTCTAAGATCATATTCTCTTGCTTGCCTTAATAAATCTGCCATATCAGGATCAATATCTGGTGAAATAGAAGATTTTGTTTCTCCTCCATATTCACGTACCGCATTAGTAGCAGCAATTGTTACTGCTGACATATGCAATGGTAACTCATCTTCACTTTCACTTTCACTTTCATTCAATCTTGGTGGATGGACTCTTTCATATAGATTAAATGAATCTTCTGTTAAAACATCTTTCCCAACGACGTCTGATAAGTATCTATTTACAATATAAGCAAGTTCACTTACTTCACTCCATGTTCTTATATCTTTAAAAACTATCCAAAAATTATATATTGTTTCTCTTATTACTTCTAAAGTAATATTTTGCATTCTAAACACTTTAACAAATGAATTTTTAAGAGGATTCCACAATCTATGACTTGTTACTACCTCTCTTTTCATTTTATTTACGGCTGTACGCAACTTATTTTTATTAATAGACATATGTATATATATATATGCAAATACAAATATATATATATAAATTAAATATCAGATAAGGTTCTAGTTAATTTACTTAAACTATACACAGATACACCAAACATAAGGGTTTTTACCATGTATCCAGTAAAATTATAGTTTCCATTTCTAGTAAAAAAAGAAGGAGCATATTTTATAAGATTTTTCTGAAAATAAGGCAACTGAAATACAAAAAATAAAACGCTTGTTAAAAGAGGAGTTTGTAATTCTTCATATAAACTATCTAAACGGTCAACCTGATTTTTTCTTTCTTTATTTTCTTTTAACATATTTTCCATAGTTGTGGATTCTTCTTCTATATATTGATTATTCTCTGTTTCCGGAACAAAATTAGGTTTTACTTCATTATCTTGAACTATATGTTGTTGATTATTTGAAGGAATATCTCTAGAAGGAAGACTTGTTCCACCTTGGGCCTGTTGTAAACCCTGTACAATTTGATGTATTGATTCTTGACTTAATTCTGTGGGTCCAGATTTTTGCATTGTACTAGCAACATTTGCTTCAACTTTATCTGTCACTTTCATAATCACATTATTCGAATTTTGTGATTCATTTGGTAATGCGGATATCTCACTAGCCATTATATACATTATATTAGATAAGGTATATAATCTACTTTACGCAAAATTAACTATTTTTTTAGTATCGTCACATTTTGCTATTTTTTCATCAAACTGATAACATTTATCATTAAATTTAAAAACTTGACCCTTAACTTTATTTAATGCCGGTCCTCTAAAAACCATACAATTTCGTTCATTACATACTTTTCTAAATAAAGTTGCTAATCCTAAACCTAATAATATAGAAATTATATATCTACCAACATTACTATATATCAATCGAGTTAAATTCATATATAATAAGTAAATATAATTATTGTATGTTGTATGACCTTATTTGTTTATCATCGTTGGGACACTTAACTTCCTTTGATGTAAACCGAAAACAATTATCAGCCTTATCTTTAAACAATACTCTATCTTCATTTTCAGGATTGGGGTACACATAAATTACTTGTGTAGGTGGTTGTGATATATAC